GGACCGTATATTCCGTCACTTGTCATTACTTCTTCATACGAATACTTTCTGTATTTTTTTACTGTATAACGTCCTGATCGTTCAGTGTACTCATGTTGACGTTGATCAGCATTATATGCGTCATTTGTTATTTTAGTTGCTCCAATATATTCAGCACTATTAAGTACTGAATTTCTGAATCGTGTTTGGTCGCTTTCAATGCTCTGGTCTTCGTATGCAAGCACTGGCGCATTGCCTTGTTCGATGCAAACCAGTTTGACAAGCATATCTTGCTCGTCTGGAGATCCAACGTTAATTGACTTGACACGAAATTTTGCAGAACCTAATTTAAATAGTCCGCTATCATCAAAGGTACTTGCCAATGCACGTCGTGTTTCTTGTGCTTGTGTGTTTACGTCATTAACATCTGCATTTGTAGCTTGTATTGTAACAGTAAACTCGAAACCTACTGCTACAGCTTGTGTTGCTGACCAGTTCCACGATGCAACAATACCCAGTGGAGCAGCCTCTTTATCGCCAGCTTCATTGCGCTGGTACACTTCAACATTGACTGGCACAACGCCGTAAATACCAATGCTATTTTGGGTAGCTGGTGAGTAGGCTTGGCTAAAACCGTCGCTACGCACATTTTCGGATGTGGTTTGGATGCGATACGGATTATTGGTTGACGTTCCATACAGTGTTGGATCTTCTGTAGATTGAGCGTTGGTACTATCAGCCCATTGCAGTGCTCCAGTGCCATTGGGCCTGAAATAGAGCCATTTGTTTTCTGCTGTTATGTCGGACAATGCTGTCTGGCCAAATGCACTTTTACTGGTGTTGATGGATTTGATGCCGCCAGCTCCAAGCATCATCAGCATCTGGACAAATTGGGTGGAGCCGTAACTGCGGACAGCTGACCAGATCAGCGAGGCTGCCAGCCGGACACCGCCATTTGGATTGATAGTTGTGTCGGTATAGACGAGGTTAATGGGGTCGCCATATTTAGCCAGTTCCTGTTGACTGTTAAATCCAAAGCGCGGGGAAAAACGTTGGTCGCGTGTTTGGCGTTGACCAAAGGCTTCCGGTGTAGATGGAAGTCGAGGCTTCGGTGCCAGCAAGATGGACGCAACCTGCGCCAACAATCCAATAACGGCCAGAACAATCGCAACAATTGTTCCGGGGTCATTTCTAATATCTAAAATTGTTCCTTCTTTGGGATCTACATATATTTGCTGTACTGCCAAAAATTCAAGATACTCCTCTTTTGTAACACCAAGTGTGTCGATCAGATCGTATTCGTAGGGAAGTAGTTTGCGGGTCATGGGTTCATCCAAAAACAGTAGCCGGTGCTATCCAAAACGTGTGTGCGAATTACGCTTCCGCTAGGGCCTAGAAATATCGTAGTGCCATCATTCAAATAAGTAGCCAAAGCTGCTCCCTCGTTTACTGGTAGTAAGCGGACTGCTCCAGGTAGTGGATGTTTCAAACGCTTGCCGCATTGGAGTAGCCAACGAGCAATTTTTGCACGGTTGAACTGCTCGTCTAAAAATTCGGTGTAGACCCAGGCAAACCGCTCGCTGTAATCGGACATGCCCAAGCGGCGGCGCACCTCACATGCCAACTGGAAACAGTCGGTCTTGCCGCTACCGTCTCCAGGTGCATGGTTCCAGCCATAGGTCAGTCCAATCAAATCATTGAGATTCATTGGAGATACAACTGCGAATCCAATGGTAATGGACCGACCAATGCTTGAGTCAAGGTCCGGCCAGGAAAGTTGGAAACTACGCTATCGATGGCTGAGCGGAATCGTAGTTCTACCGTGGTATCGCTGAGGGATGCGCCAGTGCCGATGTAGTACTCGGTCTGAACGTTACGGGTGTAGGCGTTATCGCGGGTAAGCCATTGGGTAGTCAGGATCAAAGTGCTCAAGCGGTTGCCGTCACCTTGGCTCAGCAGTTGGAGCACAAAGTCGATGTTGGGGAATAGCACCTGCAAGACAGTGTTTTCGCCGTTCAACGAGGCCATCGAGCCCTCAGCCCGAAAGGGTGCATAGCTGTAGTTCTTGCCGCCATAATTGACGGTTTCATAGGCAAAGTAATTCTGGTATAGGTGGTTGACACCATCAGCTGTAGTCAACTGAAAAAATTGGCAGATTCGGATGTCTAGCGTCATTAGTCGTCAGATCCAGGGTCGCGGATCTCACCAAGTAACTGGACCTGGACGCGGGATACCCCTGGACGGATGGATTCCACGGCAGGTGGTTGACTGTACTCCCACCGCAGATTGTCGGCTGATCCATCCGCTAAAGCGGTCAGGTTGCTGTTGAGGCCAGCCGTTGTGGTTGCTGTGACCTTAAACCGTTGGTTGACGGCGGTTTGGCTGCGATAGTGATTAAGAATTGCAACTACCTTGTCGTCTGCGATATTTTCAAAGTCCAGGTTTAGCGTGGCGCCAGTTGGCCTATTGCCAAAGGTGCGCTTGACCACAATACCGGCCAGTGAGCGGTAGCTCTTCTGTGGGTAGGTGCCAAGGTTGAACTGGCGTTTGGTTGGGGCGTAGGCGGGGAAGGTTGCCATTAGCGGAGACCCACGCGGCTACGGGTTTGCGGTGATTGTTGGAGGCGATCCAGGGTCATGCTCATTCCACGCTTGGCACCGTCGGCTGATGCTTGCTTGCGGGTTTGGGCCATGGCAGCCTCAAGTTGATCGCGGCTTACGTAATCCGTATCGCCAAAACGGGTGGTTTCAAAACTCATATTAAGCACTGGTGAACCGCCCATGCCAGGTGCGCCACCCATGGCCTCGCGGAGACCGGATGCGTTGACGCCTAATTTACCGTCCGCACTACGGGATAGAGGCATGATGGCCTCTGGACCAGCCTCACCAAGGACACCGTTTTGCATGGTACCGCCCTCGGCAAACTTGAAGAACTTGGGAGAGTTAAAGACTCCGCCTTTAGCAAATCCATAGCTTGATCCGAGGGATGGAATATTTCCTGTTCCGGCGGGTAGTGCTCCATTGGCATTAAACGAATTACCGCCAGCGCCAAATCCTCCACCTCCACTTGCTCCAGCAACAGCACCAAGTGCTTTGAGGATGGTTTGCAGGATGATCATGGTCATCTGCTTGGCGATGATCTGGGCGGCCATCTCAAAGAACATGCTGGCTACATCCTTGAAGAAGCTGCTTAGTGCTTCACGGGCACTCATGCTGCCGTCAATCAAACTCTTAAATGAGTTGGCAAACGCATTGCCGATGCCATCCGCTGCTGTAATGGCAATCGTGCTGAGTTTGGTCATTTCTTTTATTTCGTCTTGTAGCTGGCCCACACGCCCTTCAATTGTCTGTCTGTCGGTTTTAGGTGCGGCAATTTCTTGCTTTTTAGCTTTGATAGCATCAATCTCTTCTGGTTTCAAACCTTTTAGTTTTGCCATTTCATAGGCAATTCTCAGCTGAGTACGAGCTTCTTCTGTAGTAGCCATTTTAAGGTCCAGTTCGTACTGGAGATCGGTAAGCGTATCTGTGTATACTTTCAGGCGATCTTTTTCTATTTTGGCCATTTCTTGGGCAGTGGCCTGAACAATAAGTTGTTTTGCTGCTTGTTGTGTTTTAACAATAGCTAATTGTGCTTCTGTATTCTTTTCTTTTTCTAGGAGTTCTGCAGTTTTAATTCCCCACTCGGCCAGTTGCTGCTCACCCTGCAAGCGTCGAACCAGCATTGCATCTTCAGCTGTTTCAGCTGCAAAAATTTTATCTCTAAAATCTTTTTGTTTTTGTAGTTCTAGTGTGGATAGTTGCTGTGCACGTACAACTTCAGCAACCCGCTCGGCTTCACGCTTTGCATCTTCAGCGGCTTTATTAGACGCTGTTTTAGATGCACCACCAGTTGGTGGCGCCTGTGCAGGTGCTTTAAAAGACTCAAGTGCTGTTTTGGCAGTAGGTATAGCTTTAAGCGCTGCTTCATTTTCACCTTGTAATTTTAATATGACGCCTTGAAGTTGTTGGGCACGTTCACCTTGATTTTTATCGCGGGTTCCAATATCTTGGAGTATTGCGGAATACTGTTTAAGAGCGTTAAGATTCTGTTCAACGCCTGTTTTATTTTTTTGCGGTGTTAATTGTCGTAATCCACGTGCTACTTGATCTACACCTTCAGAAGTGGCACCGATCAGTCCGCCACCAGCCGTTTTTGCTGATGATATATTACGGTTTAACGCTCCGGCACGGCCTGCTGCTAGCTGAGCATTGATTGCATTTAGTCCGGCTACAGCAAGGTTAAATACGTTTGTTAGTTGTTGGGCAATCCAGTTAAATACTGGCGTTAAAGCCGTAACAATGTTACTTACAAGTGCGCCAATAGCAGATCCAAGATTGATAACAGCATCTTTTAATGCATCAAAAGCAGATTTATTTTTTATAATTTCTGAGGGGCCTCTGTTACCTAGATCTACAAGCGTATCAATAAGATCCTGGACAGAAATTTTTCCGTCTTTAGCCATCTCAAGGATGGCACTACG